AGGACAAGCCACGAGAACCGAAATTCTCCCGCTGGGCAAACACCATCCGGCTGATGCGAGAGCAGGATGGCCGGGAGCACCGCCACATCCGGATTCTGTGGGACTGGGCTATCCGTCACGAGAAATTCTGGGCTTCACACGTCCAATCCCCCGAAAAGCTTCGTGACAAGTGGCCTCAGGTTGCCATGCAGCGGAGGTCAGAGCGCCGGAAAGCCCCGCAACAGGCAGGTATCGATCGAGCCGCCGAGCTCCGCCGCATCCACGAGCAGCGCTCGAACAGCCAGCAAGGAGTGACCTATGAACACCAATGATCTGGAGGCCTTTGGCGATATGTGGGCACAGGCCCATGAGATCTATGGCAAGAGCCCCGAGCCCAGGGTGGTTTACATGGTATTCCAGTCGCTCATCGCCTTCTCGTTGGCTGACATTGAGCACGCCCTATCTCGGCACATCACCAACCCAGATACGGGCCAGTACCCGCCCAAGCCTGCCGATATCGTCCGGTTGCTGCAGGGCAGTAGCCAGTCCGCCAGCGGAGAGGCCTGGGCCAAGGTCGATTTCGCTATCCGTTGCGTGGGCAACTACCGCTCTGTGGTTTTCGATGACCCGAAGATCCACGCAGCGATCGAGAGGCTTGGCGGCTGGCAGACCGTTGCCCTGACCGATAACAAGGAATATCCGTTCCTGCGGAACAACTTCCTGAAGCTTTACCAAGGTTTCACCACTACACCACCCGACAGCTTCCCTCGAAAGCTCATCGGCTCCAGCGAGCACGAGAACAGCCTGCAATCTGGCTTCAAGCGTGGTCGTTCGACGGACCAGCCGGCACTGATAGGCGACAAGGAAAAGGCCCGGCTGGTGTACCAGGGCGGGGGTGAGCAAGGCGTGGTCCGCATCCACCATGAAAAAACGGAGGAGTTCCTTGGGCTGGCGGTAGACGACAAAACCAAGCGCATTGGAGGTTTGCATTGAGAACCAACCACCTTTCCAAGCTGAGAGCTCGCCAGGCGGCTAAAGACTATATGCACGGTGCGGATCTGCGAGCCCAGTCCGAGGAGCTCTCCGACAAGCTGCTGGCGGCGAAATTTGCCTGCCATGTCTCGACCATCAAGAAAGTGAGGGAGCATATGCCGGTCGCCGTCCTCGATGACGAAGACCAGGCGTTGATCCGACAGTGCGCTGCAGAGAAGGCCCGTATTGACCAGAAGCTGCCGAAACTGAGCAAGTCCTACCTTTCCCGGCATTACCAGGTAAGCCCGGAGGCAATCGACATCGAGTTGGATCTGGCAGGCTGGGAGGATCCGCGGATTCTGAGGAAAAAACGGAGGGCTGCATGAGAAAGCGATCGGGCCCGGCCTTCAACCAGGAGAAGCGGCCGCTCAAGCCCTGCCCAAAGTGCCACGGCGGTGGCTTCATAAAGCCGATGTTCTACCAGATGCCCTGCGATCGCTGCGAGGCATCGGGTGTTGTCTGCAAGGAAACCGGTGAAAGCCTCACCAAGGAAGACCTGGTGATTCAGCTCAGAATCCGACTGACGGAACGCAACCAGGAGCTGGTGGAAGTCAGGAGGCAGATGGCGGCCATGAGGGCAGAGAGCAACGGCCGGGGCTATGGCGCTGGCGGATCACGGTACCACGGGGACTGAAATGCTGACTCGAAAAACACCGCTGAAAACCAAGACATCGCTGAAATCAAAGGGTGGGCTGAAGTCCCGAACTCGCATGAAAACCAGCAGACCCAATAGAAGCAAAATCCGAGAGAGCGCGAAAGGTGAGCCTTGCCTGGTTAGAGTTCCAGGGGTTTGTAATGGAAACTCAGACACCACTGTCCTCGCTCACCTGAATGGCGGTGGCATTGGCTGGAAGAATGAGGACCACAAGGCGGCCTACGCCTGCTCAGCATGTCATGGCTGGTTGGATGGCGGGTATGCAACTCAGGGATATTCCAGGGCCACTCGGGACCTCTGGCACCTAGAAGGTGTTGTGAGGACTCAGGATAGGCTGATTGAAAAGGGCCACATCGAAGTTAAGGGGGCTGCATGAGATTATCTGCGAGAAAGGCTTGGCATGACGCTTTTTACATTCCGAAGGATGACGCCCTCGCTCGAGCGCGCACCCCGAAGAAAAACGCTGACGAGAAAGGGCCCAAGCAGCCTGGGCAGGTTTACTCTCAGGGATGGTACCGAAACCTATATGAAGAAACAGAGAAGGGTCGCGTACTTTCTGGTCGGAAGCCTCTTGTGACAGCCTCGGAGTCATTAAAAGGCGGTTCTGACTTTTTCGAGCGATGGGATGCGATGTGGAGATCTCGCATTCAGGCGGCAATAAAGACTCTGCCTAAGCCGCTGAGGTCTTTCGGGGCGATAATGTACGCGCCTGCTACTGAGTTCAGCGCGGAAGACTGCGAGCGCGTTCATGAATACCTTCAGAATGAGTTTTTCAAGGCCCTGGACAAAGACCGGCTGCTCGCAATGCAAGGTAAACGCATCGTTCGATTGAAGCTTCTGATGTATGCCGCAATGCGCCATCATCGTGATGTGGTATTCGGCGGAGGCTCAACGCTTAGCGGTCCAGCTGCCATATCAAGATTCCTCTACCATCTATATGGCGAGAGGCTTCCGAGCGTTCAAAACTGGGCTGAGCATTGGGCGGCTGACTGGGACAAGATGCTGGGTATCCTCGACAACATGGAGCGAAAAGCCCTTGCTCCAGTTGCCAATGAAATTGGACTGATGTCGGAGGAGCAGGAGGGCGTGGCATAAGGTGTTGCGTTTTGGGGTGGTTTTGGTACTCTGACTCTAGTTTGGGAAACCATCCCCAATAGAACCGCCCTCCACTTGGAGCTGGCGGTTTTTTTGTGTCCGGACCAGATACGACGTGCGGCCTGGCGGGCATGACACATAGCCGCTCGGTGAGGTTGGCGCCCTCTTCACAATTCAGCAGCCGCAACCACACATGACTATTCGCCCGCCTCCGAGCGGGCTTTTTTATGCCTATGAATCGCCAACTACTCAGATCACAGCTGGAGCGCCACGAAGGCCTCCGACTGAAGCCCTACCTCGACACAGTGGGCAAGCTGACCGTCGGCTATGGTCGCAACCTGGAAGACGTGGGCATCAGTCGTGATGAGGCTGACTTCATGCTCGACAACGATATCGACCAGGTTGAGCGTCAGCTGGAGACCATCGACGAATACCGGGATCTTGACCCTGTTCGCCAGACGGTTATTGCGAATATGGCGTTCAATCTGGGCTTTGCCGGTCTCATGGGCTTCAAGAACATGTGGAGTGCAATCGATCGAAGAGACTGGGATCGGGCAGCAAAAGAAATGCTCAATTCGAAATGGGCCCGCCAGGTTGGCGTGAGAGCCGTTGAGTTGTCGGAAATCATGCGGGCTGGCGAGGTACGCGGTGTCTGAAGTGAGCGATCGCCGAGGTTGGCACATCGACAAGGGCATTCCCATCGCAGTTCTGGTGACGGTTGTGTTGCTGGCGGTTTCCATTGCCAGGGATCAGTCCAAGCAGGATGAGCGACTTTCACTGGTTGAAAGTTCTGTTCAGACGCTGCAGCAGGCCCGGCTTAATGACCAGGAGCGCACTGAAAAGACTTACAACGAGCTCAAGGTCGATATCCGGCGGATGAACGAGAAGCTCGACCGCCTCCTTGAAAGCCAATATGGACGCAACTGAAAGCCATCCGGACCCGAATCGCTGGTGGAAGCACCGCCGGCGCGGGTACTACACCGGCAAATGGTGGGCCATCTTGCAGACGCCCTGCTGGGTCCTCCTGGGCATTTATGATCCGAAGGTCCTTGAATCAATGGGGGTGGTCATCGGCTGGTCATACGGCATCAGCGCCACACTGATCGTCAGCTACTTCGGCAACAACATCGCTGAGGCCTGGGCAGGCAAGGTGAAGCAATGATTCTGAGCACAGTGAAGGCCAAGCTCTCGGCGTATGCGGTTCCGATCATCGCCACTTTGCTGGTCGTTGCGGGCCTCTCATTCTGGTGGCTGTGGTCAGACCGCCAGCAGCTGCTGCAGGAGAACGCCAATCTCACACAGGCCATGGATCAGGCCAGGGTCACCAACGAAGAGAACTTATCCCAGATCGCTCAGCTGCAGGCGGATATCCGTTGGCGGGATCAGCAAGCCCTGATCCGCTCAGAGCGAGAGAGAAACCTTAGCGAACAGCTGGCCAAGACCGAGGCCGAGCTGAAGGAGTTGGTTAGAGATGCGCCTTGCTCTGGTCCTGAGTATGTGTGGCCTGACGCTGTTTATGAGCGGATGCGGTCCGGCACAGTGGCTGACCCGAACCGAGTACGTGAAAGAGCAGGTTCCTCAGGATTACCTGGTACCGCGGACACTTCCGGCGCCACCTCGGCGGATTGACTGGTGCCCGGTTTGGGCTGAGCAGCTGAAGAAGGTGGCTACCGCGTGCGAGGGCGATAAGGATGACGTCAGGGCATGGAACGATCGGCCAATCGAAGAGGCATCTAAGTGAACGAAGAACAGACTGCAGAGCTCATTGAGGCTATCCGCCAGCAGACAGACGCCATCAATCGCCTGGCCAGCAGCAATGCCGCACTGGTTCAGGCGATGGCTGAGGCCGAAGGGTTAGATGAAGAGGAGCGAGGGCCTGAAACCTATCTGGATGGGACGAGAGCATGAGCAAGGACCCCAGAGATTCTGCCGAAAAGCTGGCCCGAAGTGTGCGGGCTGCTATCGCTGAGTTCCAGGAAGAGACTGGCGGGCAATACCGGCCTGAGATCTTCCCAGATTACATCGAGAGCACGCCATTGGATGGTAATCGACGATCGTTTGTCTGCGGCAACGTAAGGGTAGAGATAAACATGGAAGTGACCCTCTAATGCCGGCGAGGACCGCCAAGCCCTGCCGCGACAAGCTGTGCCGTATGACCACCAGGGAGAAGCACGGCTACTGCGAGGCTCACGCCGACCAGGCCAAGAGCTGGACACGAGGTCGGGCAGGTAGAGGCAGAGGTGGCAGGCCATGGCGCCGGCTGCGAGACCAGGTGCTTGAGCGTGATCGGTACCTCTGCCAGCCGTGCAAGCGAGAGCGGAAAGCGACACCAGCAACTGAGGTTGATCACATCATCCCAGAGGCTGAGGGAGGCGCCACAGTTGCCGGCAACCTTGAGGCCACCTGCCACCCGTGCCACCAGGCCAAGACCCAGCGGGAGGCCTTGAGGGCGCGAGCTCGAGGCGACTGACGACCCGGGGGTGGGTAAATCTCTACAGCCTTGTCCAGCGGACAC